AAGGAGACGTGAAGTCCGGCCCTTGATAATTTCAAAAATCACTTCAAAAACAGCTCATGGGGAAGCTTGCGCCTCCCCCTGACCCCCTCTCATGCAAGTGGTTTGCAAGAGACCGCGGCCCCGATGATCCAGCTCGCGTCGGATGGCCCATCGCTGAGGACGCAGTACAAAGCCCCGACCTTGAGGTCATCGATGCAGACGCCGCCGCGAAGGGCAAAGCGAGTGCCGCTGTTGTTGAACCACAGACCGTCGCAGAAATAGGTTGATGAAGATCCGCTCGCATTCTCCGGAAGCATCCCCTCCGGCGTAAAGCGCATCTTGTCCGTGTAGCCCCCGTTAGTACCTGCAGGCGTCACTCCCTTGGCTATATAGCCGGATCCGGTGGTGTTGTATCCGGTGGTCGTGGATCCGTCCTGCTGCCCATAGGTCAGCTTGACCTTCTGGCTGCCGTCTACCATGATGTGGCCCTGGTAGCGCCTCCACTGGTTGCCCCACCAGTTCTCCATTCCGAAAACCTTTACCCCGTGGGTGGCGTCATCGTCACCCCAGAAAAGACCCTTGTCGTTCATGGTTCCGGTTCCGAGCATGCTCGATGCAGCGGAGCTCTGGCCATATCTTCCGTTTCCAAAGGTCGCCTGGGTATTGGTGGATCTGCCGATGAGAATCAGCAGCGCGTTGATCAGCTGGATGTCCGCAAGAACCTCGGTTTCCCAGAGCACGTCGGCTCCGATGTTGTTCGCATGGGCCGCGTCGATTTCCTGCGATGCGGTCTTGCTCTGACACAGGTCCGAGTATGCCTTGCCGGAAATGGATCTGAGCTTGCTGCTGACGATGGATCCGTTGTAGATCGGAGTGTAGAAGTGTTCGACAAGGACCCCTCTGGAGTTTATGAAGCTCCAGGCGTGGAAATCGTCATCAGCCTGATGGTCAGCGATGTACACGGATCCGCTCTTCGGATCTGCGTCCGGAACAATCTTGATCCAAATCTTCTTGCCGTTCTGCCCCCATTCCATCATGGCATTGCCGGCGTAGGCGTCATTGGCCACGTCCGAGGCTGTGCCGTCTTCTTTCTTGGTGTAATCATCTGGATCCAGATAATAGTCCACTTCGCCGTTGTATTTGACCATGCAGGGTCTCGGCATGAAGAACGCATCACGCCAGGAACCATAATCAAACACATCATTGGCATAGTCCATCTTTGCCGGAGTCATGCCCGCTGCATCTTTCAGATATGTCACGCAGGTGGCCGGATTACTGTCTCCGCCGTTGATATGAAAACCATAGATGGTTCCTACGGATCCTCCTATGGCCTTTGCAACAGCTTCGACACCAGCCGCAATTCTCTTCGCCGTCTCATCCAAGACCGGTGGTTTTTCTACAAAAACATCATTCATAACCTTCCTCCTTAAGATTGCTTGAATCTGATGTAAAACATTCCATTCTTAATCGACAGTCCCAGGTTCCCCATTGATGGCGCCTCTGCCCATGAAGTACCGTTCCAGACAAAATACCCCTGTTCGCTTTCAACCCAGTACTCGTCGCCGACGGAAGGGCTTGACGGAAGACTGGCCATGTCGGCCACAGAACCCTTGAATACCCTGTCTCCGGATAACGTCTCCACCTGCTGCTGCAGATCCTCGATCTGAGCCTCTGCCGTCTGCAGGCGCTCATTGATCTCCTGGACTGTTGCGACCGTGGCATAAAGTCCCAGGACAGCTGACATGTCAGTCCAGTCTCCGGATGCGTTGTAACCATAGAGATGGTTCACGTAATATGTCACCCCGTCGTCCACAAAGGTCTCTGCCGCCAGAATGACATCATCGACCTGCGGAGAAACCGGAAGAGCCGTCACAGGCCCCACAAATCTCCAGAATTGCCCGAACCCCTGCCGGATATAGTTTCCGAGCTCAAGGGCCGTGACGTACTTCATCTGTGGAAGACCGGCGTCATTGACGCTGTTTCCCGTCTGGATGATAAAAATGTAATTGCTCTGAATCTCCCCGGTGAAATGAGGGGAGTTTGCCGCTGGCTTAGGCATTTCTTACCTCCCGATCAGGGCTCTTATGCCCCAAGAAATCAATAATCCTACACCCAATCCGAGGCCGTCCGCCACAAGGTCGAGCGCCGAATCCTTCCAGTCCCATGAATCCCCCTTGGCCAGCTTGTCGCCGACCTCCTTGCCTATGGAAGCACCTACACACAGTCCGACAGCAAGCGGAAGCGAAAACACCCCGGCCAGCGCGAGACCGAGATTGACAAGAAAATGCAGGACTTTGTCTTTGGATATCTTCATGCCGTCCTCCTTATTCCAGATGATTCAAGGCTTCCTCTCCGTACTGTGCCGCGATCAGGATCTTCAGATTGTTGATCTGAAGCTCCCACGGGTCGAGCTTCTTCCGCTCCAGTGCGAGCCGCTGTAACTCGGATCTGTAATAGGCTTCCTTCTCAGGATCGCTGTCATATCCCTGTTCATACTCATAGATGCGCCTGGCATAGTAGTCTGTGCTCTGAAGTACCTCTACAAGCGCGTCATACTGCTTCTGGAGATCTATTACATCCAGGACATCCTGCGGTTTCTCATATCTATCGAATGAGCATCCTTCAGGAATATCACCGTAGGTCTCCATATACTGAGCCTCTGCCCACCACCAATCTGCGTCACAGTAGAAAGGTTTTCCTTCAATGCCGTCCTTCTTCCGGTAGTCCGGGACAATCGTCCATTCTGACGTTCCGTCGAACACCGGAATCTCGAACTCGCCGTACTCCGGAGGGGCGTAGAAAGTGCAGTTTTCCGGAAGCAGATACTCTCCCTCCCGCCTGATGTTGGGATATGCCTGCTGGATACCGAGATATTCCCTTGTAATCGGATCAAATCTATATGCGTCTCTTGTCTGCATGTGCTCTCCTTTCTCACCAGGTTGAAATCATATAGCAGCCGGCCTGCAGTATTACGGAAGATGCCGTCGGAAGCTTAAAGTATCCCTCTTCCCAGTATTCATCGAGACCCTCTGCTGGAGTTATTCCCTGACAGGCCCTGATACATCTGTATCCCCATCTGGTCTCGCCTCCATATGTCACGCAGGCACCGACGGAATAGCTGGTTGATGAAGAGTATGCAGGCGTACAGGAGAGACCGATTTCATAGAAAAGATCTATGTAGTCCTCCTTCGGTAATGCGGATCCGTCGCAAGGAAGGAAGTGATACAGATACTCTGAGGCCTGCCTGTCAACACGTTGGTCGATGAGCACAATGGCTCCAGGAGGAACGACATCTCTACTCTTGACTTTACCTACGCTCAGGTCTCCCAGATGGCTTTCGGCCTCATTGGCATAGATATATCCGCCACGGAACGCACCTGCCCATACTTCCTTGTAACGCTGGCCGCTAGCACCGATTGAATCTCCATTCGGAGTCTTCGGCAGCATGTCGTGGCTGTAGAAACCGCCCTCGCTGACTATTGCCGACAAGGAAACGGAAGTCAGACTACCAGTGAGGGATGCCTGCAGGGACTTGACACTGGAACAGATGGCATAATCTGTCGCATCTGGGAAGGCGAACCTCCCGAGGCGGTTGACATTTCCGTATTCGACAGAGAATCCGTCGCCGCTTATCTCGAGAATTGGTGTCCCGTCAGTCCAGATCTGATAATACACCCGTATGGGTGAAAGCAGCGTGCCTGTATACGTGACACCATCGAGAACGACAGTTCCTGTGAAGTATCCCGAGAAAGCCGTCTCTCCGAACGCTGCACTCGCTTTGATTGCTGTTTTTGCCAGTCCATATGCATAGACCGTCTGCTGTCTTACGGTTCCTGTCTTAACTGCTGGCGCCAAGCTGGCCGTAATTATCTTGCTTGTTGCAGCAGGGAATGTGGAAAGAGAGTCATTGTCTACCTGACCCTCAAGTACGGACTGTCCTGCAATGTGGACATCTCCGAGATATCCTGATTTGCAACGTAAGGTACCTGCATCTTCAAGCCGGAATCCGTCGCTGTCCAGATAACCGTTTTCCTGGACATTGGTCTCATCTATGCCGGAGCTCTGGATCACTCCGCCGTTCTGCAGGGTGATTTCCTTTGCGCCGATATAGTCGGCCGTTACGATGCCGACAATGAGATAATTGAAGTATGCGAAATCCGTTGCAGTGACGGATCCGGCTTCGACCATGTCCAATACATCTTTCTGTGCCTTGGCACAGATCTGGCTTTTTCTTCTTTTTGAGACATCGGAGTAGCTGATTGCGCTCAGGAGCACAAAATCTCCTGCGGATTCCGAATATGTGTAGATTGCCAGGTTTGCGGAGCTATTGACGAAGGAATAGCCCTCCATGACTCCGCCGTTGTTCTGCACGAACCATGCCAGGGCTTCGCTTTTTGATGCGAACACCCCGGCATATACATCATATTCCGTCTGGTCATCCGCAGTCATTGAGCACGTTGCGGTATCGTTATATCTTCCGGTCACGGTGATGTCGATCTGTGAAAGTTCGCATTTATAAGGTATGGAGACAGTGACCACTCGGCCGACCCATGAGACGGATACGCCCGTGACGGGTCCGTCTGGGCTTGATACCGCAGCTGCAGAGATCGGGCTGGCCTCGAAGATCGGAGCATATCCAGAAAACTCCAGAATGGCTGTATATGACACACTGCCGGGCCTCGCCTTGTTTACTATGTAATTGCCGCTTGTAGGCGTCAGCTCGAACTTGCATGCGCTGACCAGACTTTCCGTGAGCTCTTTGCAGTATACCGGCTCGGAATAGGTAACGGTTCCATCTGGAGTCTCCATCTTTACACGCTGCCAGACGTACAATCCGCGATGCCATCCTTCGACGGCCTCGTCCCAGATGCTGTTGAAGAACCCTGCTGATGCAGCTTCTCCCGTCGCTGTGTCGATGAATCCATAAACACCGTCATCATCGTAGCCGTATTCACCTTCAAACAATACGGTATCCGGAGACGTGGACAAAGCATATTCAATGGTGGTTGTGACAGATGAAATGACATCATTCGGTGAAACAATGCAGGCCGGTTCACTATATGTGATGGTTCCGTCTGCATAGGTCTGCTTGCGCCTGCGCCAGAGGTATCCGGTGGTATACTGAATGAGAACATCCAGCCATTCTCCGCCGGAAAGCTCTGTGTAGCTTTCCGAGATATAGAATTGATCGGAAACGGAAACTATTCCGTTCCCTGTGTTCTTCGAGATTGCGGCTTCGGCGCTGTTGACCAGATCCCCATTGTAGGAAACCTTGAACGTAAAGACATTCTCTCCGGCGTCAAAATCACCAGCTGGAACCGTAACGGTCCTCATGCCTGTCCATGCAGGCTTATCCGTTCCGTTGAGCTGCCATGTGAGAGAGAAGCCGGTTGATCCTTCACTGTCCAGCACATCCAGGATGCTTCCCTCTGCCTTGACGGTGACGCTCTCCGTCTCCACGACGCTGGCCTTATCTGCTGTCAGATACAGACTGTTGCTGAGCTCGATGACGTCTCTCATCCGCAGGTCCTGGGTCGTTACGCTCATTCCCAGATAGTCTGCGCTCTCAGCTTTTACGGTATAAACCCCGTTGGCGTCCCTGCTGCAGCTTAGGATCCTTACCGGAACATCTATGCCGATAACGGTGTCCGTCAGACGCACGAATGAGCCTGCAGCATAATGCGTCAGGCTCTGGAAAGAGTAAGTCAGTGGGGCAACCTTGGCCCGCTTATATTCACGCTCAGCGAAAGCCTTGGCCATATCCGTGTTCTGGCAGAAGACCAGTGTGAACTCGTCTGGTTTTTCACCGGAAATCTGCTCCTCATAGTCTCCCGGCAGAGCATAGACGATATCTCCATAGACAGTGATGTTCGGCATCTGACCGCCGGTAACATTGCCCCAGAGATAATTAACGGTCTTGTCCCATGAAAATTCCACTGCGATGCTGCGTGCCTGAGCTGTGAGCGACAGGATTGTGCAATATGGATCATATGGAACATTCAGGTTGCTGGCATAGAGAATATGCTCTTCCTTCAGCTCTGCTGGTTTCCTATTCCACCTGGAGAGGTCGTAGGGCACTGTGCGCGTCACATGGCCACTTGATGTGCTGTATGACCACGGCAACGCATAACGCCACCACTGGAGATCTGAAATGTCTTCCATCCAGTTGGCGATTGGAATCTTTCGGCAGATTCCAGCCACACCGTATTTGACCCGAATCCCGTCTGTCCAGTTGTCGTCACGCTGTACCTTCAGTTGGTTCTTGATGGATGCAACGGAGAGTCCGGACGAGCTGCTCAGGGATGTTCTGAAGATGCTGCATGTTCCGGGAGTAAATTTGTAGTCATAGCCGAATTCAAACAAGATGGCGGACAAAAGATCTGCGATGTTTCCGTACTTGTCCGCATCCAGAATCGGAAATGCCAGCGTGATGTTCTCCATCTCCGCTGGATAACTGAGATCCGGATCCAAATCTGCGAGACTGTATATGTGAGAAACGACCCATCCCAGGGTCTTGTCTGTAAAATTCTCGCTCTCGAAGCTCTTGATTTTCAGGATCTCTGTATAATCCATTATCTCGAAGCTGAAATTGTCTTCCGTTGCATTTTTGGCGCTCACGGTCTGGTATGGCCTGACCACACCCTCAAAAAGCACCGTATCCGTGTTGCCGGACCTTTCGCAGAGTGCTGCGTCTACGAAGAGTGCCGTCTCCTGCAGGAAGAGGGCTGAGGCTTCTGCGCTGCGGATCCTCAGCCGGCATGACTGTGTTGCATGACGGCCTTTGGCTCCGACCTGATCTCCAAGGTCGAAGCCATCTCTAAGCACTGAGTATGTCTTGTCTCCGGATGTAAAGTGCAGCTTGACTACATAGCTCATGCTGACTCCTTATGCATACTGCCAATTCGGCAGATATCCGGTGCGCTGGGCTCGCTCGATTGCATGGAAAATAGCCTCCTCGTCGGCGTTGCCCTGAATGGTGATGTTGATGACCACTCCACCGGATCCCTCCAGGAATTGTCTCCCGCGGCCTCCGGAGAGCGGAATTATGGCTTCCGGGCCAGCTTCACCTGCGATGATTGGTGTTGCTTCGGTGACGATTCCTCCCTTGGCCATCGGCGTATACTGCTGTGCGGAAATAGTAGCCACCTGCACAGCTGTCGTGGCCGCCACGATTCCGGCCATGACATAGCCGGGTATTCCCTCGGTCAGGCATTCAGTGACGGCCAGCGCACCGTTAATCAGCGCGGTTGCGATACTGTTGGCCTTCTCGGCCTCGAAGCTCTTCTGCCGCAGTGTGTTGATTGTGGCAAGACGATCTTTCTCCTCTTCCTCGGACATGTCGCCGGTTTTCTTGTCGCGTTCGAGAGCTTTCTCCAGCTCATCGGCCTGCGAATCCCAGAGCTGCGTCTGAAAATCCACGACGGCAGTTGTAAGGCTTTGGAATTTATTGATTGCCGGAGTCCAGGTTCCAAGAAAACCCTTTACATTATCCTGCCAGGTCTTCTCGGCATCTTCTGACTCATTGCGCAGTTCTTTCCATTTCTTGATCAGCTCGTCCAGGATTTTTATTTCTTCCTCTCCGGCTTCTCCTGACGCTTTCCATGCCTCGGCTTCTGCAATTTTCGCATCGAGCATGGCTCTCTGTGCGGTTGCGGAAAGCGATGCATTCTGCTGAATGAATTCATTGAGCCCGCTTACCGCAGGAGTGAGCTCGGTAAGACCTTCGTACTGCTCCTGCAGGCTGTCTCTGACATCGGTGAGGAATGCAAGTGTCGCCGGATCTGTCGTGTCGGCAATCTGTTTGTCCAGCATGGACAGCTGCTGCTTCAGCTGATCCACCGCCGTGTTGTATTCAGCCAGGTAATCTGTCGGAGACCATCCGTTCTCTTCTGGCTCAGCCGGCTCCTCGAAAAGCTTGTCCTTCTTGGCCTGGGTTGTGTCTATAATCTCTCCCAGCTCAAAGTAGATATCCTTTACGTCTTGATATGTAGAGCCCTCGGCCAAGCCAAGGTCTTTTGCTACTTGTGCCGCGGTAGAATAGTCCTGCCCCTCATTGAAGAACATCTTTCCGTCGCTGAAGTGAAAATACTTCTCGATGGCGGCCATATATCCGGCAGCCTCGTCAATCGTTGCCTGATATTGCGCAGCCTGGTATCTTCTGGAAGCATTACCCTGGGCCTTGATGAATGATTCAACAGCACTGGAGACCGAAGCCTCATCTTCGCCGAAATCGTAGCTCCATGTGGTGCTTGGCACTGTCAGTCCGGTTCTCGCACCGGAAATGCCGTCATACCCTCTGCTGCGGAGCTCTGAATCTATTGCAGACATAACTGTTGCCGCATGGACATTGCTGAAGGTTCCGATCCCTTTCTGCCATCCGAACAAGTTCATTATCTTGTATGCAAATCCGCTCGGATCATTGTTGTTCTGTGCATCATAAGTAGCAGAATCAATCGCCTGGAGCAATTCCGTCACTGAATAACCGGACAGGTCTGTGTGCATATCCCCCTGGATGGCAGTTCTGATTTCCGCAACGGTGGAATCAGAGTGTTGCTCAATCCAGTTGGAAATCTTCAGCAGTTTGCCGTACAGGGTCTCAAGTGCAGGGGAGATGGTATCCAGAAGACCTTTGCCCAGTCCCTGTTTGATATCTCCCCATACATTCTTTATCTTGTCGAGCGTGCCGGTGGGCGTATCCGCCACAGCCTTGGCAACTCCTTTATATTTTGCTTCGATTTTTTCCAGAACAACAGCCTGGGCGCCATAGAGATCATTGGCATCCTGAAGGGCCTTGACCTGCTTGATTTCTTCATCTGTAAAAGCTATTCCCTGCCTTCTGAGGCGGGAAAGGCCCTGCTCGGGATCTTGCAGGGCATAAGCCATTGTTGAGGCTGCAGAGGGTAGATCTATTCCCATCGCCTCGGCCAGATCTGCAGATGCTTCCAGTGCACGCTGCAGTCCGTCCTTATCCAGCGCCTGTGTGGCGATCAGGATCTTCTCTGCCGAGAGAACGGATTCATCTCCGAATCTTGTGACGCTTTGCAGTGCAGACGCATACTTCTTGAGATCACCTATGTTTGTTCCGATCTGATTGTCTGTTGCCTTGAGAACAGCCTGAAGCCTTGCTTCCGCCAGTTCCTGTTCTCTGTAGACGTCAATACATTCCGCAGCTGCAGAGACAAAGGCTTTGACTGCGACGACTGCGGCTGCGATTGCTCCGGCAGCTGCTACGGCCGAAGAGCTCATGCCCCCTATGCCGGTAGCTGCAGAAGATGAAGCGGAGCTGGTTTCCTTAGTCTCCCTGTTCAGTCTGGCGACTTCTTTTTCCAGCTCCGCTATTCTTTTCTGCGCATCGGCGGTCTGGGCCGTGAATTTCATGTTGATGCTGGATTCTGCCATACCGCCTCCTTACAGCGTCACCTTCGGGTGATATATCTGATCCACGGCCACAAGTTCCTGCATAACGTCCACATACGGTGCAGGATTCATTGCCCATGGACCATAAGGCCATCCGAGCCTCTGAAAATTCCTGAAGGCTCTCAGATCCTCGATGGCCTCTTGGTCTTTGAAATACTCCGGAATATCCCAGACATTCACCCACTGTCCGGTTTTAAGTTTTACCTCCCTGTCCGCGTCGCCGGAGGGCTCGAACTCTGCGGTGTAGCCCTCATCGACCAGTGCGAGCAGGGTGGCTATTCTTTTTTTCGCGCAAAACTTCCCCTCATATCGGCAACAATGTCCACAGCAACCGCGCGGATCAGGCTCAGTGTCCCCGTAGTTTTCAGGACTTCTTCGGCTTTGATGCCGTTCTCCCATCCTTTGATGTCGGCGCTGCGGACTTCCGTAACGAAGGTCGTAAACATCTTAGAATCCGGCCACTTATTGACCGTTGTGGTCTCTGCTTCACCCGCATCCGGAATCCGGTAGCTGACTTCCACAAGAGCCTCCGGTGAAGAATACTGACGTTTTTCTTCCCTCTTGAGTGAAATCATACCGCCTCCTTATGCAGCGGCTGCCAGAGCTCCGGAGCCCTGGAAGTTGAAGCTGATGGTGATCTTGTCGCCGTGCGATCCACCGATGGTTCCGTTGCTGATCCATGCGGTTCCGGTCAGCGTCAGCGATGCGGACACCTTGAACTTTAGCGTCACGCTTGTCGAAGCGTTTGCGCTGATCAGGTTGTCGATGATCGACTTCTGGCCGTTTGTGTCACCGTAGTCGAATGTTCCGGAGAAGGATCCTGACCAGCCCTTGGCTGTGCCGATGAATTCTTTCCACTGATCTCCGAGAGAGGAGACCTCCGCGGTCCCTGCCTCGATGCTCAGGCTGAAGTTGTCGATGTAGCCGATTTTGCTGGAACCGAGATCAACTTCGCCGTCTTTTCCTGCCAATACCATACGTGGCCTCCTTAAGATTGATATGTGACCGATTTGGTGGCCACATCGGAATTTTCATAACCGTCCAGGACGGCTATAGCCTTGAGAGTAAGGTCTTCGGTGATGTCGAACTCATCCTCATACTCCGTGCTTGATGTTGTCGGAGTATCACCGTTGCTGGTGTAGTAGATGGTCGCTCCGGAGCCCGCTTCCATGGTGATGGTGTTGCCGGTCTGTCTGATGACAGGCGCGGCCATCTTCTTTGTGAAGCCACCGGTACCCTGAAAGTTGAATGATATGGAGATCTTGTCTCCGTGCGTTCCGCCGATGGTGGCATTGGACACCTCGGCCGTGCACACAAGAACAAGGCCCATGTTTGTCTTCAGATCGAGGGATACTTCTCCGCCGTCGTCCAGAAGCTCGTCTACGATTGCTTTCTGGCCGTATGTGTCCCCATAGTCGAATGTTCCGGAAAAGGATCCGCTGAAACCCTTGGCTGTACCGATGAAGGTCTTCCACTGATCCTCGAACTCGCTGGTCTCGGCGGTTCCCTGCTCGATGTTCAGGGAAAAATTGTCGATGTAACCGATTTTCTTGCCGCTCTTCTTTATGCAACCGTCTTTTCCTGCAAGTACCATCTCAGTCCTCCAGATATACTTTCTTGTTTCCAGGGCGGTCCTCTGTCAGCTTTCCGCCGCAGTACGGACACTTGACCTGGATGGTCTCAAACCTCTTGCCGCATTTCATGCAGCGCTTGGGTCTTGCCTCATTCGGCTTCTCAGCTTTAGGCATACACATACCCTCCCACGTCCACTTCACATGTGAACCTGATGCCGGCCGTGTAGACATTGCCTGTGCAGCCGGGTCTTATCTCCGCTCCGTCCAGGACCTGCAGGCAGCTGCCTCCCAGCGTCCAGTCGGATCTTATTGCATCTTCCAGGATGTCCTGCCAGATGCGTCCCGTGGTCTCCAGTGTCGCCGGATCCCCGGATTGTATTCCCACATAGATCAGGACCTCATACTGTGCCGTATAGGCCCCGGTGACGGTTCTCCCGTCAATCATCACGATGCAGCCCGGATAATGCGTGAGACCGGAGATGACTCCGGCATATCCGTCCTGCCACAGGATGATGTCCTCTATCTCTGCTGCTGCCGCTCTAGCGGTGAAGAAGCTCTTGAGATAGGTCTGGAGGCTTGTGATGAACGTCTCCTCCCGGTTCCTCATTTCTTACCTCCGTTCAGGGCCCACTGCAGGCCCTTGTCCACGTTCCGGATCACGTCCTTCTGGACTTTGTCTCCAGCTGTGAAGGCCCGGAATGCGGGCCTCATGAATTCATGGCCAAATTGCGCATAGGCACCCTTGGCCCATCGTCCGTGGAAATTCAGGTTTCCCAGGATTCCCACGCCGGGACGGACCGAGTAGTAGATCTCGTCCGTCTTGTTCTTCCGCCGCTTCCTTGAGGGGACAAACGGCATCAGGCTGTTGAACGTCTCTCCGGTCACGCGGTTGATTGCGTTTCCGGAGATCCAATACCCGCGGACATATTCCGCGAACTCGTTGGCGTCATGGTTCAGGACGTAGTTGATCCACACCGGGAGATACTCTTCCGAGACTCCCATGGATTTGGCCAGCCTCGTCAGCTGGTCGATTGTGCTCTGATCAACGGCAACAAGCTGGTCGCTCACAGCATCAGTCCTCTCTTGAACCGGTTCAGGGCGGTTCTGACGGCTTCCGGAAGCATCTTCTGATCCAGCTGCTCCGTGCCTCCGTCAGTCGTCCTAGAGATCACGCCGACCTGTTTGGAGCTCTCCAGCTTGGCCATCTGCTGCACTGTCATGGCGATTGCCTGCTTGAAGAGCTCCGTTTCGGTAAAGCTGCAGACATAGGTGACCTTCACGTTCTCGACGCCCGGCTTCGTGCCGTCGGCGATGACAAGCTTCAGCCCCCTCGTCTCAAGACGGTAGGCGCCCGATTCGAGCGCCTGTCCGTTGACTTCTACGGATGTGATGGATGACACCGGACCGTGGGTCAGTGCAAACGCCCTGGCGCCGCCGTTGAAATACTCAGTGACGTTGCCGGTCTCGATTCCGCACTCCTGGATACACATCTCCTCAGCCGCATCGAGCAGCGCCTGGTAATATGTGTTCATCGTATCGGGGAAACTCAGCTGGCCTCTCAGCTTCAATTCTGCCAATGTCATCGTGCTCATCTATCATCCCTCCGTGTACTCGACTTCCTGCTCTGCAGCGTCGCTGTCCACATAGCCTTTCAGCTTCGCGTAAGCCTGCACTGTGACGGTCTCTGTGATTGCAACCGCCGCGCTGTACTTACTCCATGAGCCGCTTGTTCCGAGCCTGTAGTAGAGATCAGCATCTACACCCTCATCGTTTCCTTCAATGGTGAAGCTGTTCTCTCCCGGCGTTATGGTCGGTGCGGTAAGCTTGGCCACCGTGACCGCCTTCGTGGCTACGGAACCCTTGCTGGTTCCCACGAAGGAAGCCACCTTGAAGGTGGTGGTTCCTGCAGTGTTCAGAGTCACTCCGGCGCTGGGCCATTCGGAATCTGTGCTTACAGGATCCACACCTGTGGTCGTATAACGCATGGTTGCGCCGATGGCGCCCTCATTGTTAACGGCCGTGACCTTCTTGCCGCCCGTAACGTCAGTCACAGTTACGGTCGGTGCGGCACTTAAAAATCCGTCTTCAGGGCCACGAAGGCATCGAGAAGAGCGGGCTTTCCGTCAACCCTCATGTCGGCAACGATGCCAATCTGGCGAGTATCGGCATACTTCTCTGTGAGGATCTGTGCATCCACATCCTGTCTGACGCCGACATGGTAGTAGGCCAGGTTGGCTGCGAGGACAGGAATGTTGCCGTCGGTGCCCATTGCAGGCATCTGGCTGCAGATCACGACGTCCATGCCCCAGATGTTCTTGAGCGGCTGGTTCTGGTCGAAGATGTACTTGCCGTCATCCTTGAACTCGTGGATGTAGTCGGCAGTTGCCTGTGCCATGATGATCACGCCGCCGTTTCTGTACTCACCGAGCTTGGCAAGGACCTTCTTGAGGTTTGCCCAGGTGAAGTTTCCGAGAGCTGTGCTGTCGGTGATGATGTGCGGAGTGTCACTCTCAGCTGCAAGGGCCGTGAGGATACCGGTGATATGGTCGTTGGCCGAACCGGTTCCGGAAAGGATCTCGCCGTCGAGCTTCTTGGCGAAAGCCTTGCCCAGGGCATTGATGACCCAGTCGATGAAATCCACAGCGGGATCGTTGGCTGCTTCCTTGCTGATCTTTGTCAGACCTGCGAGGGAATAGGCGCCCAGGTTGATCGGAGTGAGAGCCGGTGTGGTCTCGCTGACGCTTCCTGCCTCTGCGACATAATTGACGCTGGCCTCTGTGCCTTCGACAGTGAAGACATAGTTGCCGGTAAGATTGTGTCTTGTGACACGACCTGCCAGGCGGCCGTAGTCATTGAGCTTCTCGATGATGCCTGTGGCGATCTCGGTCGGAACCAGCGAGGAGTAGGTTGATCCGACGGCGATTGCCTCCTGGACCTTCTTTGCCCACTCGCGGGTCTCCTTCTTGTACTTCTGGTTCTTCTCTTCGGTCTCAGCGGGCTTCTGTCCCTTGGCCTTGAGCTCTGCGGCCTCGATGGCAGCAAGCTGCTCGCTGACCTTGCCCAGCTGCTCTGAGAGGTTGTTGTATGCCTCGACGTCCTCTGTCTTGGCGGTCTCCATGAACTTTGCGAAAGCTTCCTGGACCTTCTTCTCCAGCTGCTCCTGCATCTTCAAAAGCATTTCCTTCTTCATTGTTTCATCTCCTTTTCAAGATTTTCGAGAAGTTTTCCTTTGCCTTGGTCTTTGCCGCCTCTGCCACTGCAGGGTCCGGATCTCCCATCGGATCACCGGCCGGATTGTCCTTCGGCGCCTGATTGTTCTCGTTTTTAGGCTTTGCATATACCAGCCCTGCGGGCATGGCTACGAAATCTAGGTACCGGACTATCTCATAGTCCTCCTGGATCACTCCGTTCTCGTCCATCGAGCCGTAACCGACGGAAGAGACTCCGATGGGGAGTCCCGCCTTGTACAGTTCGCGGATGTTCTTCACGCTTGCGTTTTCTCTCTGGCTCTCCAGGAAGTGGATGTCCACGACCAGGCACTTGTTCTCAATCCGGGGATTGTCGCAGTATGCGATTGCCGGAGAGAAATCATGACCGGATCTCCAGTCTGCATCATGGCCGTCGTAGGCCATGGTCTTGATTCCTTCCTTGACGATCCTCTGGGCCAGCTCGGTTCCGTATACGCGGCCGTTCAGGTTCACCTCGTCCAGACGCCAGACCTCTGCGGTCCAGACATCGGATTCTGGATTGCCCTCGCTCTCCTGCATTGTCCTGATCACCTTGAGTGCCCCGGACTCTATCAAAAGGTTTTCTTCGTTTCTCTTTGGCATAATCACTCTCCCGGAGCTACATGGCAGCTGCACCAGGTATGGAACGGCGGATGCCTGTAGTTCTTGTCTATCTTTCGCACCCCGCCGTCTCCGTCGGGGGCATTGTCTCCCTTGTTCAGCACGTAGCCGTTGATGCTGGCTACCTTGCCGTCCATCTGCTCGCAGAACGCGCAGCAGTCGGAGCTTGTCACGATGTGGTACACGGTCACTCCCAGGGCGGCGAACATGAACAGGCTCAGGGCGTTGGAGGATCTGTTGACCTCCTCGTTGGACTCGTTGTACGGGTAGTTGGCCTTCAGGTTCTCACTCTCGGTCTCGAAGTCGTCCGGATCGTAGCCGGTCTTCTCCATGCGCTTGTAGATGAATCCCTCATGCCTGCCCATCAGTCCGTCCACATACTGGTCGATGAACTCGTCCAGCGGCTGATCCTGCACCTCCTGGTCGCTCTTGCATTGCTTTGTCACGACCGGCTTGAGCTTGTCCGCCACGGATCTGTAGATCTTCACGTAGGCTTCCCGGTGCTTGTCGCCGATGACCTTCAGCTCCTGGGAGAACTGCTGCAGCGCGGTCTCGAATCCGGTGCCGGCATCCATGTACCCCTTGAATGCGGCCAGATCATCCTTGAGCTGCCTGGAAAGCTCCTGCTCCAGACTCTTTCTGGCTGTCTTGGCTTGCTTTGTTGCCTCCTCGACGAAGAGGCGCTCCTGTTTTTTCTTGTCCTCGGCTATCGGCTTCGCGGCATCCTTCTTTTCCTGCGGAGCGTTCCACGGATTGAATTTCCCGCTTCCGTCGGTGTCTCCGGAGATGATCCTGTCCACCGGAGCCATTGCGGTCTGCATGAAGAATACGTCTCCGTCCTTGCCCAGGCTCGGCAGGTTCTCCTTGGCGCGGATCTCATTGCGGCTCATCCAGCCGTTGTTCAGTGCCGCGTTGTAGTATGTGATCTTCGCTGCGGAGTTTGCCTGAAGAAGGCCCTCGCGGTTGAATTCCACATAATCGTTTCCGGTACACAGGGCGCTGGTCAGGGCTTCTTCCCATGCCCTCAGCCTCGGATTCAGGCAGTAGGTCATAAAGAAGATGTTCTGATCCTCAAGGTTGTTGTATGCACCTTCGGTCAGACCCACAAAGAATCCCGGAACTCCGAAACGGGCAGCCACTTCTCTGGCTGTCCATTTCTGTGCCTCCACAAGCTTGGAGACGTCGGCGCTGTTGACCTGGATGGGAGTGACCTCCACGCGGTTGTCGATGACTATGTTCCTGAAACCGTTGGTGGTGTCGAATCCGGTCTTGATCTGATCCTTCTGCTCCGGAGTCAGGCTGCTCGGGACCTTGATCAGGTTTCCGATCACGCTGGCGCCGTCGAAGTACTCGCTCTGCATCTCCTTGCATTTCTTCTCGAGATCGAGATCGTCTTTGGCGAAGATTGCCGGAGACAGGACGGAAGTGAATCCGCTGGGGGATCTCCTGATGGCCAGGATGTCATCCTGGGAATATGTCTTGCCGTCGATGCGGTAGATCATGTCGCCGTTGTCGTTGAATGTGATGAAGACCGCACCCGTGGAGACCGGTATCAGATAGGACGGGACTCCGGATGGCGTGCGCACTATGATGGCATAGGCGGCGCCGTGCATCTCGAAGTTCATCCCCATCATGAAGCGGAACTCATAGCTCGTCATCCAGCGGTTAGGCTTCTCCAGGATCAGACGGGCGACAAGCGAGGCATCCTTGCGGTTGCCGTTCCTGTCTTTGGAATAGGCTGCCCACGGAAGTGTCGCATACAGGACGGATAGCTGCAGGACACAGCTCCAGAATGCGGAGTTGCCCAGCTCTCCGAGTCCGGACACTACGGTGCGTCTGCCTCTCACCAGAAACAGGCCCTTGTTTCCACCGGATTCCTTGACCCTTCGCTTGAAAATTCCCATGTTGATCTCCTCATCAGAAGAAGCTTATAAGGTTGGACACGTCGCCCACCGGCTCCGCATCATGCTTGATTGCACAATCCAAAGCCATCACCGACGTGATTACTCCGTCGATTCTGGCCTCGGTACGACGTTTGGGCTTCACCAGCTTGATGTTCCCCGTCGTGTCCTGGAAGATCTCTGCACAGCTCATCATCCAGCTGACACACTCGTTGTCCAGTGCGTAGACGTTGCCCTCCAGGTAGGCACGCTCGAACTGTTTGATGGAGGGGCTCATTGTCTTCAGTCCCTGGCTGAATTCGTAGGCTACGTCCACGAACCACGGGGGCATGATTCTGACCAGCTCCTCTATCTTCCAGCGGTCAGCTGCGATGTACTCCAGCTGGTACCGGCTGTATGCGTCCGTCAGGTATTCCCTGACGTACTCATAGTCGATCGTCGCGCCGGGAGTAGCTGTAACCCAGCCCGCCTGGATCCATCTTTCAAGAGGAATCCGGCACTGTCTGGCGATCGTGTCCTTCATGTCGTCGGCTATCCAGCAATGGGTAAGCTGCACATGCTTGCCTTCTTCCATCGGAAAATCCAAAGTAATTGCAGTAAAGTCCGAGTTGCTCGACAGGTCCAGACCGCCATAACATAAGCGACCGTCGAGAGAATTGTCAAATTTGAGCCAATAATGTGAGGCACTTGTGCACTTTTCCGTCCAGATCTGCATATTCGCCCATCGCGCGAGGCTGTGGCACCACACGTTCAGGTTCTTGGTCTTGAACGTCGTCATGTCGCTGGCGGAGGATTTACTGTACTCGAATCTTGCATTAAGTAATTCCATGTCAACCGACACCCCGAGATTCGGATTCGCCTTGGCCCAGACGGCCGGATTTGTCGGGTCATCGGTCTCGTCGATGGAGTAGATAGCAAAGAAATAACGGTCCATCTCCAGCTCACCGTCCAGTACGCGGAGTCCTTTGTCGTGCTCTTCCTTGCAGACTCCGTTCAGATCTGTTCCGGCTGTGGTTATGCGCAGCGTCATGGCATTCGGATCGGAGACATTTCCGGAGATGAATGAATTGACCAGCTCATTGTCCTTGTGCTGGTGATACTCGTCGATGATGGTACCGTGCGGCAGCTTGCCGTCCTTCGGGGAGGCGGTTACTGCCTGGATCCTTCCGGATGTATCGTATATGGTCTTGTTGTATTTGCTGTTTGTGATGTTCACGCCTGCTCCGGGCGGGAGCTCATCCCTGGCGCGGTCGAAGCATTCCTGTGCCTGGTCCAGCGTGGTGGCCGCGATGTAACATGGATTTCCGTTACCCTCTCCGGTGGCGAATGCCAGGTAACAGAGGATTGCTGCGGCCCATGCGCTCTTTCCGTTCTTCCTGGCTATTTCAATATAGGCGTCGATGTAGCGCCTCTGGTTCTTCCGGTTCACCCATCCGAAGAGCACCATAGTGATCCAAATCTGCCAAGGAGACAGCTTCAGGTTCTCGCCCTTGCGGTCTCCGGAGGGGAATTTCAGATTGCACGCGAACCAGATCAGCGGTCGAGTGGCGGCCTCAAGGTCAAAGTGCCATCCGAAATCCCTCTCAAGATCATGTTCCTGTCTCTCCACCATGCGGATCTCACTGATGCCGGCATTGCGGCTTCCGGTATGGATTGATGCCTGGTACTTCTTGTACTGGGCGACAAAGAACTCATGGAGGCTATTCTGCATGGTCTGGGATATGCGGCGCTGGATCATCAGCTCAGAATGAACTCCTTCAGATCATCCTCTGATCCGTCCTCTTCGACGGGGGCTTTGACCCCTCCGCGCTCTCCGAGCTGGGCCACAAGCCTGGCATACTGATCCCGGGCGGACTGCCTTTCCTTGAATGTGAGAGCCTCGTCTCTGGTCTCCGCATAGGCGGCGGACGCCTGCTCGATGAGTCCTGTGTCCAGAGGATTGTAGAGACCGGCATCCTTCAGGCTCTGGACGAGTTTCCGGTAATGATGTTGCCCTTTGGGCGGCAGCCACTTCGGTGCGTACCCCTTGGTTACATAGTTGTCTTTTACCGACCCTTCTATAGCCGACCCGTTTTTCTGAGTCTTCTTTACTGTCTTCAATTTCTTTGGCTGCATATTTATACTGTCAGCTTTTTTCAATGCTGCACTTGGCATAAACAAACTCCTAAAAAGTACCCTGCGCAATTTTCCGACCTAACTGCACCGGTAATTTGCGCATTCGCGTTTTTTCTGGACCCACCCCCGGGTGAGCCCCCTCCCTCAGATGCCGAGCTTGGCCTTATCGGCCTCATACTTGGCCCGCATCTGCTTGTCTTCCGTCTTTCCTTTCCTGGCGTTGCATCTGTTGCACAGCGCCTGATAGTGGCTCTCGTCATAGTCGAAGGTTCCGCCGTAGGATTCCAGCATCACGTCTGCCGGCATGTCCTTATGGTCCACACAGGTGGCCGGAGCGCCGCAGATCGCACACTCCTGATGAGCCATCAGGAAGAACTTCGAGAACTTCTGCCAGCGGTAGTTATACCCGCGCTCAGCTGCGCTTGGCCGGTCGTCCTTCTTGTCTTCCTTCGGATGAAGAAGCGCATATCTGGCCATGCAGTCATCGCAATAGCCGGATCTGTTGTTGTGAAGATTCCTGCAGCCGTAGGTCTTACAGTTCTTTCTTAAGCTTCCCATGCACAATTCTCCTTGTCTTGCTGGTCTTCCTGGTCTTCTGCCAGGAGATGTAGGCCAGATGCTCTTCCTGATCCGTCACGTCCGTCCCGAAATCGAAGTACACCCCGTCGGTTATCGGAGTGTTTGTAAAGCAGCATGTGAGGATCCTGTATGGGCTCACATGAAATTGCTCAGCGGCTTTCGAGATTGCGGGGAATCTGATGTTTCTCCCGTTGGTGATGGCAATGACGGACAGGCTCTTCACTGTCCGTCCCTTGCTTCGATCATTGCATCCGCAAGATCGTAGGCGTATTCGGCTACGGCCTTTGCGCTGACGCAGTTGTTCTTGCGGCAGTGATGATATGCCGCATTGATGCTGGCCAAGGCGGTGCGGTCGCGTAGATCCTCGAGATATATTTCTACAGCTGCTTCAGGCCTGCCGCGCTTCACGGCCTCCGTTTGACTGTCTGTAATACATGGTACCGGGCGGTGGGAATTTTTGTCCGGAATCACATAAAACAGATCTTCGCTTCTCACGTCGACCCAGAAAAGATGACCCATCAGTGGTAGAAGAACCTTCACCTGGGCCTCTGTCAGATTCTCATGAATTCTGTCCGCTGAGCCTCCAGGGACACCGAAGCGGGAAAAATCGACGTCGCCCCAGCCTGTACCAGGATCTGCTCCCGAATAAACATTAACATTCTCGAGAATGAATGGGGCCAGATTGTATCCGTGAGGATGCTCCCTGTAGAATTTAGACTGTTCAATCATTATCAGATTCATTCAAAACCTCCTACGCCCAGATGACCTCGCCGTCCCTAATGGTGTACCGGCTGTCACATGGCAGTCCCAGGTTGCCGATCATCGGGGAAAGAGAAGGCCTGCCGGCTTTCTCTGTGTACTTCCATCCGAGCGGTCCTATGGACAATACGATCCTCTCTCCGCATCCGCAGCAGCACAGATGCCCTGCCACAGGCGGATCCTCTGCCACATACAGGTTTCCCTGCTCGAAGACTTCAGGCAGTCTGCGTACATGTACCGCGTCAATTATCCTGTCCATCTGGTTCCTCCCATGTCCTGACGATCCGGAACTTCTGCGCCACCTTCCGGTCGTAATACTCATACTTGCCCACCGGCTTTCCCTTCATCGCCGGAGTGTCCGGCCTGATTGTTGTGAACGGGATGCCCAGCTCTCCCAGGAAGACCAGCAGGATGTACTTGCCGGGCTTCAGCTCGTATCTGGATCCGTCCGTTGCCACTGTGTCATACTCCAGGAGCTCCGGACTCACCCCGTCGGGAATGCTTACCCTCTGGACGGCCAAAAGCTCCGCGGACCTCTGACCGTGGAGCTTGATGTACTCTTTCGAGAATTTGATTGTGTTGAATGCACTCATAGGCATAACCCCCTCGGGAATTCCCTGATCATGTTCTTCTCTCCGACTATCGGGATCAGGGAGTCTTTCATCATCACCGAGGCCCGCATCATCCTGCACTTGGCCACGATGTTGTCTATCCATCCCTTCTCCGGTACGACCTTGCCCTTGCGGCTTCCGGTCTCCGCACCAAGGATCACCCATTCCGGGAACTTGTACGGATCTCCGCTCTCCCTTGCCGGAGGCCACGGCGCCAGCACCGGCTCACAGCTCATGAACGTATGGTGCAGACTGTTCCAGTGCATCGGCTTCGACAGATCCGTCACGGTTGATCCGAGCCAGAAGTTGACGTCCGTCTCCCGGATGATCCCGGAATCTATCAGCCGGTCATATCTGGCCGGATTCTTCGTCAGGAAGAGGTACCGATGCTGCGGAGCCTTCCTGCAGGCATCCATGACAGCTGCGATCCATTCATCAGGAACCCATGTGCCGAATAAATCCGCCATGCTACAGACGAACACCCGGCGCGGTCCCTTGACCTTCTGGGGATCATCGAGCCGGTACCTGAAGAACGTAGGCCGGAAACCGTATGGATACGGATCCTTCCTGCCCATGGAGTCCTTCACTCCCTCATGCAGATCGAAAAGGGTACCGTCCTGAATCTGGCTCTTGTCCTTGAACCTGTTGGCAATCCTCTCGGCATAGCAGTATGGGCAGCCATGGTAGCACCCCGTCACCGGATTCCAGCTCATGTCCGCCCATTCGATGGTTGTCTTCTTCATTCATCCTCCTTTGGAAGCCAAAAGATATGGCTGTTTTCCTCACAGACTTCCGGATGCTGGGCGATGCATTGGCCCTGAAAGAAATAGCAGCTCTCACAGGTCTTCCCGGTCGTAGGCTTTTCTTCCAGCAGCTTGTTGACAAATGACACGACTGCATCGCTTATCGCCCTGAAGAACTCCCTGACCTTCATGTCCGCCTCCGGTAGATCTCCAGCAGATCCTCACTAAAGGTCGGCAGGAGCATCCACATCGCCGGCTTGTACTGCCTGATGTCCATCTGGTCTCCCTTCTGGTCGAACCACTTGCTGCCGTCATAGACATACTTCCTGGACTGCAGCGGAACACCCCGTCGGATGAACCAGACGATATACTCTCCGGCGTGGATCGGAGGATCCGTGGCAAAGTCCCTGACCGTCATCGGAAACTTGCTCAGCGTCCGGGTCTGATCCTGCAGCAGGTTTGTGATCCGGATGATACTGTTGTTGATTCCGAAGATGCAGCCGTTCATGTCCATCTCCATGCGCTCCAGGATCCTCATCTCTGCCTGTCTCTTGGCCATCCTTTTCTTCAGCTTCTTCTTCACGATGCCTCCTCCAGCAGCTTCTGGCTCTCGGCCAGCTTCTGTTTCTTCCTGCGGTCCTCTCCGGTGACGGTGATGACCCTGCCTCTCTTCAGCCTTGATTCGACGGCTGATCCGAATGCCGGAAGGAGCTCTGCGCTGGATCTGTTGGTCAGGATCAACGTCTGCTTCATGGCTCCGAACCTTGCGATGATCAGATCCGCCAGGAACGTACACTTGGCCTGATGCCATCTCTCATGGTCCAGATCGTCTATGACCAGCACCTGATAATCCTCGAATCTCCGGCGGAAATCGTCGGCTTCACGCCCCTTGGCTTTCCATGTGGCCAGGACCTGTGACAGCAGCGCGGAATCCTGGATCATGAATACGCTCTTGCCGGCACGGGCCACCTCATTCACCAGAGCTGCACCCAGGAAGCTCTTACCCACGCCCGTCTTTCCGCAGATCGTCACGTTCCTGACGGCGTTGTAGTGATCCGATGAGTCGATACCGTCCAGGAGGCTCTTTGTGCTGTTGACTGCAAGACTATCCTCGAATGCCACTTGTTTTCCCTCGTCCTCACGGATCTGGAAGCCGTCCAGTACTGCCATCGCGTTGTCTGCCGGCACCCCGTATTCCTTGACGAGCCTCTGCCTCCATTCTCTGGCTGCGACCTCTTTGGCCTGTACCAGCTGGAGCGCCTTCTCACACTCCGGACATCTCACGGTACTGAAATCCCCGTTGTAGACAATGCTCCTGAATTCCGGGTGTCCCTCGACGCTGCAGGAGAAATACCAGGGCTCGATTGTCTGGCCCTTGTAGTATTCGCTTTCACGCATGCGATCCAGGAACGCGTTGTTCTCTGCCTTTCTCAAAGCTTTCACCATACCATCTCTCCTCCCTGCTGACCGTCGAATGCGGCATTGCTCACCGGAGTCCTGACAGGCTTGCCGGTATTGTTTCTGTCATTGCTGTGAATCGGATATACGGACTGCCAGGAATTCTCTATGCTCTGGTTCAGGATTGCGATCCATCCCTGACGGTCTTCCGCGAGGCCCCGGAGCTTCTTCACCAGCAGCGTCTTTGCATAGTCGGTCATCGGCTTGCGCTGCTTGACTCTCATCTCGATGAATGCCTTAAAAGTGTCCCGGAGCTCTTTGTCGTCACCCAGGAATTCCTCGATGTCAGATTTCTGATTGTCCATCGTGCGCACAGGCGCACAGGCGGGCTTATCCCCTTGCTGACTATCCCCAGTATTATTATTACTCGGTAGTCTATTAAGATTACTCTGCATGTCAGTTGTAGCTGACATGGCCATGTCGGTATTTACTGACATGCCATGTCTGTTTTTACTGACATGGGCCATGTCTGTTTTTACTGACATGGAAATCAGGCTCAGATAGTCCTCGTTTTCAGCAATTCTGAAGGCTGAAACCCTTCCGATGGCTGAAGTTGTGGAGTACTTCTCCAGAAGCCCACAGGTTACCAACTTGTTGAAGCGCTCAGAGATCCATCTGTCGCTCTTTGTGATGACAGGAAGATCTTCGACAACCTTCCTGAAATTGACCCAGTGATATGTCTTGCCGGTCTCCGGGTCGGCTATAGGCTTCATGCGTGACGATCCCTGGAAATCCACAAACCATCTGAGAAGCATTGCATCCTCTATTCCGAGGCCCAGATCCATGAGCCCCTGCTGTGAGAATCCCATTATTTCAAGTTTCATCTATCTTCACCTTCTCGATA